CAAAACCCAAGCCGGGAATGTGCAGCACATCCGATGGCTGCAGCGTTACGGCGAACTCCTTGTTTTTGATGGCTTCATCTGAGCCACGATAATAGGTGTAATACAAATGCCCACTTTCATCTCTGTCCACCGACATCTTGTTGGGCATAAGCGGATACAAAGCAACGATTTCATTTTTACCGTTGCGGATGATTTGCGCGTAAGCGTTCCCCCAGAGGAGAAGGTGCGTCATGAGGGTTTCCCGGAACACGAAAGAACTCATCTCCGGGTTCGGCTCATCGTGGAGCAAGCGGTAGAGCGGATGGTCGAGCGCCATTGCCTTGCCGCCGTCGCTGTTGTATCGGTAAACATGAAGCGGGAGCCCTGCGATAGCTTCGGCCAGAATACGGACGCAGGAGTAAACCGCAGTCATCTGCATGGCACTGCGTTCTGTTACCGTTTTTCCGGAGGTGCTGCCACCCATGTAAAAGGTGTAGCGAGAGCCGACTGTGCTGTCGGTGGGCTTGTCTCTGGATTTGAATAGTCCACTGAAAATACCCATATCACATCACCGTCCTTTCATAAAAATAAAAGACCACGAGTGTCATAGACGCTCTCGGTCGTATCGTTGCCGCACCGGATGGCACGGTCCAAGGCCATGACAGTTGCCACGGCACCGTCGATTTTCTCTGTAGACTTTTCCTTGTCCGGCTTGATGTTACCGGCGGGATCAGTCCGCACATAAATATTGTCCATCATCCAGCGAAGCACCGGATGTCCGCCGTGGGCGATGCGCTCTTCCAAGACCAGCTTCATCAGCTCTTTGGTCGGAGGGCTCATATCCTTAAAGCCCTGTCCGAAGGGGACGACCGTGAAGCCCATACCCTCAAGGTTCTGGACCATCTGCACGGCTCCCCAGCGGTCGAAGGCGATCTCACGGATGTTGAACCGTTCGCCAAGCCGTTCGATGAACTTTTCGATATATCCATAATGGACCACGTTGCCATCGGTGGTTTGCAGGAAACCTTGTCGTTCCCACACATCGTAAGGGATGTGATCCCTGTTGACCCTCTGGTCGATGTTTTCTTCTGGTATCCAGAAATACGGCAGGATCATGTACTTGTCGTCCTCGTCCAGCGGAGGAAAGACCAGCACGAAAGCGGTAATATCTGTGGTAGACGAAAGGTCCAGTCCACCATAGCAGACACGGCCTTCGAGGTCATCTTCGTTTGTAGCAAAAGCGCAGCGGTCCCATTTTTCCATCGGCATCCAGCGCACAGCCTGTTTGACCCACTGGTTGAGCCTTAGCTGCCGGAAGGAGTTCTCCTCGGCAGGGTTTTGCTTTGCAGACTCACAGGCGGCCTTTACCTTGTCAATGCCGACCGTGATGCCGAGCGAGGGGTTTGCTTTCTTCCAGACCTTCGGGTCCGTCCAGTCGTCGTCCTCATCGGCCCCGTAGATAACCGGATAGAATGTGGGGTCAATCTTGCGGCCTTCGATGATGTCCTTCGCTTTCTGGTGCGTCTCGTAGCAGATAGATTTGGTGTCCGTACCCGCTGTGGTTATAAGGAAGTAAAGCGGCTGCATACGAGCATCACCGGAGCCCTTGGTCATAACATCAAAGAGCTTCCGGTTGGGCTGGGTGTGCAGCTCATCGAACACCACGCCGTGGATGTTAAAGCCGTGCTTCGAGTATGCTTCTGCTGACAGCACCTGATAGAAACTGTTTGTCGGCAGGTACACGATCCGCTTTGTGGCCGTCAGGATTTTGACCCTACGGTTGAGGGCCGGACACATTCGGACCATATCGGCTGCGACCTCAAAAACAATCGATGCTTGCTGTCTGTCCGCAGCGCAGCCGTAGACCTCCGCACGTTCCTCACCGTCGCCGCATGTGAGCAGAAGTGCGACCGCAGCCGCAAGCTCCGATTTACCCATCTTCTTGGGTATCTCAATGTAGGCGGTGTTGAACTGCCGGTATCCGTTGGGCTTGATGATTCCGAAGATGTCCCGGATAATCTGCTCCTGCCAGTCGATCAGCGTGAAGGGTTTTCCTGCCCATGTACCTTTGGTGTGACAGAGGCACTCGATGAACGAGACAGCGTAGTCAGCCTTGGCCTTGTCATAGACGGAGTCTTTTACCTTGAACTTCGTCGGTGTGTATTTTTTCATTCGCCTCAAGTGTTATCACCTCCAAAAAGGCATAAAAAATAGCCGCCTGAAGCGACCGTCATAACGAGGAACAGAGCCGAGCGGCTCATGTCCCAAGGGTATTTACTTTACCGTGGTTTAGAAGTTTTCGGTATGTACCAATATTTCGTAGGCAAATTGAGTGTCTTCGTCGACCGGCTGAACATCCCAGCCCCTGTCGTAGTTGCAAACGATCTCGCCATTGCGCTTAAGCATCAGCTTGGAAATCCTGCCGCCGTCGATTCCGAACTCGGAGCCTTCGTCGTACTGCTTGAACCAGTAATGGAAGATGCTGCCGTGGACCCGTAGGCTGCCTTCGTGCCAGAGGCGTTTTTCCTCGTTTGCGGGGGCCGGGTTGACTTTGATCTTGAAAAGGAAGTCGCCGGTGTTGGATACGCAGAAGTCTTCGACTATGCAGTTGCTGAAATGGTCCGGAATGTCTCGCATGCTGCCCTCAAAGAAGGTGGTGTTGAGCTGGCGGTTTGTCAGCGTCACCGTGGCATTGCGGCCGATCAGATCGTAAAACTTTTCCAGTCTAATCATCGTCGGTCCCTCCTTAATATTTCGTGGCCTTGTGGCTGTCGAGGTTCTTGAAGAAGGCGTCAACCTCAGCGAGGCTGGAAAGGACGTCTCCGTAGGCTCCGAGGCCGCTCTTCTTGATGATCCTGTAGTAGCCCTGACGGTTCTTCAGAACTCCGAGGCCATTTGCTTCGGCAATCTTGGTGGCCGTGCGGGTGAGCTTCCCAAGGCTCTGGATCTCGTGGTCTTCGCCCTTTTCAAAGGCTGTCTTGCAGTTGGTGTGGTCGATATAACGCATCGTGGTTTCCTCCGTTTGTGTGTATTTCCTTTCGGTAGTGTATATATCACTCTAAACGCCTGAAATAGCAAGTCATTTCTGCGATATAAACCGAAGTATTCTACACAAAGATTCGGGCTTGGAATTGTGTACTTTATGCCTCTCCGTAGAGGATGAAATGCACATATTCCTTGCGATGTTCCTCGATGAAAACCACCAGCTCATAGAAGTCTCGCTCGTAGGCCAGCCGCTGCACCATGTTTGTATCAAACATATTCGTCAGGCCGGTGTCCCGGATCTGCTTTTTGATCGTCTCATTCATCGCCGCTCACCACCCTGCAAAGGTCTGCGCCGTATGCGACTGACAGGCCGGAGCCATTGTCCCATGCGACCATGATGGAACCGATGTCGTCCACGCCGAGGACCGTCCCTTTCGTCTCGATGGGAGGAGCCTGAACATCGTCCATCTGCAAGAGCTCCACTCGTGTACCGGGCTTGTACCGGCGACGTAAGCCCTCAAGGGCCGCTTTTGAAATCACTCGCATGATTTCACCTCTGTTTTCTTTGCGCCGCTCTTGAAGGCCGAGGAGCCGGAGAGGTTGCGGAGCAGGATTTTGCGCTCGGCCTTGTAGTCCTCACCGATGAAGCCCAGCCTCAAAAGGAAGCAGCGGAATGCGTACTTGTCGTTGTCGACCGGCTTTTCCTTAGCGGTGATACGCTTCTGGTTTAGTGCCATCTCACACAAGGCTGCGATGAAGTGCGAGTAGGCTTTGATCTCTTCGGGAGAGGGCAGCTCTTTAAACCATGGGAAGGCGATGCGATCTTCCTTGAGCTCAATGCGGATGTCCTCGACGCCGAGGGCCTTTTTGATCAGCTCGCCTTTTGCGTCCAGTAGCTTGGTGAGGTTTCCGACCGAGACCTTTTCGAGCGGGATCTCAATCGTAAGGCCATGGTCTGGGAATAGAGCTCCAAGGACCATGTGAGGCCGAACCAGACGATGGTGTTGCCGCCGGTCTGAAGATTGAGGCCGTGTCCCGCAGAAGCCGGGTGAATCAGGGCTACCGGGATTTCGCCGTTGTTCCATCTGCGGATACTGTCGGCTTTGTCCAGCTTGGAAAACGGGATATGGCGATCATGCAGCCGTTTCATGATCCGCTCCAGATCATGCTGGTACCAATAGGCCACCAGAAGAGGCTTGCCGTTTGCCGACTCGATAATGTCCTCCAGAGCGTCCAGCTTCTGCTCGTGAATGGGGACCGTATTCCCGGCATCGTCGTAAATGGCACCATTGGCCATCTGGGAGAGCTTGCCGGAGAGGGCTGCAGCATTAGCAGCGGATATTTCACCATCGGGCAGGTCCAGAATGAACTGTTTTTTCATCTCGTCGTAGGCGTCCTGCTCATTGGGACTGAGATAGACCTTGTATTCGCTGGATATGAGTTCCGGCATCTTCAGGTGGTCCGTGGATTTCATCGAAATGGTGATATCCGAGATTTTCCGGTATATGGCTTGCTCGGCACCGGGTTTCGGACGGTAGCTGTAAACGATCTGGCCGTTCATGGCGTCCGGCACGAAATACTCCTGCCGATAATAGGTAATGAACCGACCAAGGCGTTTTCCCATGTCAATGACCTTGAACTCTGCCCACAGATCCATCAGTCCGTTGCTGGCCGGAGTGCCGGTGAGCCCAACGACACGCTTGATTCTGGGCCGTACCTGCATCAGGGCCTTGAAGCGTTTTGACTGGTGGTTTTTGAAGGAAGAAAGCTCGTCAACTACGATCATGTCGTAGTCAAACGGGAGCTTGCTTTTCTCAATGAGCCACTGGACGTTCTCACGGTTGATGATGTAAATATCGGCTTTCTTCGTCAGGGCCGCTTTTCGCTCAGCCTCGCTTCCGACCGCCACCGAATAGGTCAGGTGGTGAAGCTGGTCCCACTTTTGAAGCTCTGCGCTCCAAGTGTCACGGGCTACTCGAAGCGGAGCAATGACCAGCACCTTGTGAACCTCGAAGCTGTCGAACAGCAGGTCTGCAACAGCGGTCAGTGTGATGCTCGTTTTGCCAAGGCCCATGTCCAGCAGCACGGCAACGAAGGGATGGCTTTCCATTGCACCGGTTTCCCGGCATTGGGATTGTAGCGCACGGGGAGACGGTTTCGGCAAAACGACTTTTCTTCTGAAAAGCTGCCGTCCAAATACAGCGTTCCGTTCTCCACATGAATGCGATCCTCCTGGATAGGCAGGGATTCCACACAGCATTCGCAGAACCTCCAACAACCCGGACACTTTTTTGGAAAGCCCAGCGGTGACAAAAGCTTTCAGTTCCTCATAGATTTGCTTTTTCAGCAGGACTTCATCCGGCACAATAGCATCTTTTGTAAAGAAGCTGCCGCCCAGACTTACCATGGGGTGCGTTTGCAAGAACTCCTGGCAGAACAGGACTTCATTCAGCCTATCGCCGGAAAACCATGCAGGCTGTTTATCGTCCTCGATTTCGATTCACCTCCATTCTTTTGCTTTCCTCGTGCCGGGTATGCTCCGCTTCAAAAGCACGATCCAGCGTATCCTGAATTTCCAGGGAACGCTGTTCGATTTCCTTACTGTCCCGAATGACCTTGCGCAGGGCTGTAATTTGGGCAGTAACATCTGCTT